AAGCTGCTGCCGTTAATTCAATTCCTATCATTCACGGCTGCCCTTGTTTTATCCTGCATCGGCATTTATAAGTTTTTCAAGTATGGCAAAAAGTAAGGAGATAGTAAAATGGCAACCGAAAAGCAAAAGCAAGTTGGGCAGACACACGAAGTCAGCGAACAAACACAAGTCCGCAAAACCATACAGGGGTCAAGGAAGATGAAACTTAAAAACTACTTCCAACCAACCCCCAAGCGTTTCAGGGTTTTGGGTGACAGCATTGCGGCTGCATCTTTGTTCGTTGCCGGGTTAAACCTTGACCATCCAAAGTTGATGCTGATTTCAGGTGTGTGCGGTGCGGTCGGCAAGTTCGTGACCAATTTCTTTGCAGAGGATGAAGCGAAATGATTGGCTTTTTGTGCTTTGTGGTGTACTTGGCATTGTGCTTGTCTTTGGGCATTGCCCGACACAACAAAAACCACAGGCAGACACAGGACTAATTGACTCGCTGACAGCCGAAATTGACAGCATCAAAAATGAGTATGCTGCGCTGCTGATCAACCGCCCTGAAAAAGTTAAACGCATCCGTGAAATTAGGACAAAATATGTCCACGATACGCTGACCATTACCCAGCTTCAAAAAGACACGATAAAACTTGCCGCCCTGATTGATGAAAATCAACTTTGTTGGGAGATTATCAGTGACGACAGCGTGGTAATTTACAGCCAAGAGCAGGTCATAAAATTACAGGATAGTGCGATTACGCATTTAGAGGACATTACAGCCACTCAAAATGAGCAGTTGGTACAATGTGCCACAGATAACAATAAAATGCGTAGGAAACGAAATGCGTGGCGAAATATCGCAATCTTATCATCATTATTATTCATAGCCAAATGATAAAGCTACAAGAACTACTGAACAAAAACGGGGCAAACCTTAAAGCGGATGGGGTTATCGGCCCGAAATCCACCGAAGCACTCGCCAACTACATAGCCAACGAGCTGAAAAAACGCAAATGGCTACCACAATATCATGGGATTGTATGGCTTCGCACAGATGATAAGCTGACAAATAGCTTCGATGACTTCTGTGTGGTGTATAAATACGGCCAAATCGTCTATGTTTGCGCTGCTTCCACCACCGCTGGTGACTTTTATGTGTACAATCCTCTCACCGTTGGTGGGATAAACGGTACTGCGGTAGCCGCTGAACAGCAGATTGTCGGTTCACACCGCTTTGTAACGGGTGCAAAATGGTCAAATTTGTGGCTTAGTGCGCCTTATTTTCAGCAGATTTTGCCTATTACAATCTACCGTGATGGCACAAAAGACAGACAACTTGACCAAAAAGTGACGCAATTCGGGTTATTTGGCATCAACTTTCATCGTGCCGGGCTGGGTGACTGGGTGAATAAGTGGTCAGCAGGGTGTCAGGTTGTGCCTGATAAGCACTGGTTCGAGATTGTGAAGCGTTTTAATCAGGGGCAGACCATAGATTTCACCCTATTTTGCACATTCGGATAAGCAAAATTTTGTAAAATTGCTCATTCCATTAAGCAAAATTACTCAATGCTTTGCGTAAAAACTATCGGTGGACATCCACCAAGTTAATCAAATGATCTATTGAAAACTTGACAATGTAAGTCAACTCACCGCACACGATAATTGTTAGCGGCTTTTTTGGTGTGCTGCGATTGTCAGGCATCATGCAATCAATTTTGTACAAACAGACAGGAAATGTCGGCTCTTGATACAAATCAACTTCGGAAGGTGCAATGCCCATTTCATACAGGGCATCTTCCATTTCATCCCCTGCAATAACTTCCAAACATAAAGGAGTGTGAAACATTAGTAAACTCTCCCTTCTATTATGCGGTAATTTTCTACGTGGAAATTGCGGTTGGGTAGCACGGTCACGATAGCACCACCATGATTTTGTTTGATGTAGCCGTAGGGATTGTATTCAGGGGTAAGTGTGCAATGGCATCCGGTAGAGTAGCAAACAATCTCATCGCCTTTCAGGTTGTTTTCGTGGTGGCTTGATGTCTGGTGGTGGTGTCCGATCAGCAGCGAACTTTTCGCCCTCATGAATGCACCCCTTGCTGGGTTGACCGGGGCCATGATTGACTTTTGAAATTCGTGGCCGTGCAGGATGTCAAGTTTCCCGGCCTTTATCCTTTCCCTGAACACCACTTTTATGTCGTACTTTTTCAAGTGCAGTTGTTCTTCAAGCGTAATGCCATCCAAATCTTCAATGGCACGGGCATTGCTTAACAAATAGTGGCGCATCCTTTCTTCGTGGTTTCCGAACTTATACCAAATGGGCAGGGTTGGAAACTCCTCACGTAGCAACTGAAAGAAACTGCGTGTCATTATCAATTCCTCACGAATGCTGGGCCGTTTGGTTTCCTGCAAAAAGCGGCTGACCATATACATATCAATAATGTCACCATTCAGCACAATGCCTGTGATGCCTTTTTCTTTTCCGTATTCCAACGATGCTTGGATTGCAAGTGGGTCATGTTCAGGGAAGTGGATGTCGGACATGACAAGGTACTTTCCTGATGGCAGCACCACATCCTTTCTGACTGGTAGCTTTGTGTAAAGCCCAAACTTTTTCAGGCCTTCTTCGATTGTTGATTTACCGGGCATATTTTCGCTGTGTTTTTTTGCGTATGAATTACTACCCATTGAACCTGTGGCTGCTCTTATTTGCTTTCGTACCGCATCCACGTTCGGCCAGACACCGGGGTTTTGTTCGTAAATAAGTTTGGCGAGTGTTTGTTTTGGGAGCATCAGCTGCCCATCCATCATGTGTTGCTGCATGATAGATTTGACGATTTCAATTTTAGTCATCTATCTATAAAAGTAGTTAGCCCCTGCGATTGCTAACATCCACCAAAAAGTCGATGAATGCTAACAAGGCAGGGGCAATATACAACATTAAACCAAATACCATCTAATTTGTTAGGGCTGTGCCGTTTAATTCATCCTGCCACACCCTGATTTTGAACCATTCATCCACGCTGGGAATGTCATCAGGCATTTGGGTGTAATCGTAGGGCTGTGCTTCAATCATTTCATCCTCGAATGGTGGCTGCCATTGTTCTATTGACTTGGGGGTTTCACGTCTATTCAGCATGACCAATCTCCTTTAATGCAATGGTGTCACTTCCTGCCACATAAACAGCAGCCGTAATAATCTCTCCGCCATCGGTAACGGGCATCACTCCTTTTTCTTCGGACTTGTATGCCCACTTTGCCATATCTTCAACGGTTGCAAGTTGATTTTTTACCACAATCCACTCATCCAAATGGTCAAACTTCCACCGACCAGCACCTGCCCGGCACTGGATTTCAAAGCCCATGTGCTGAAATGTCTTGCCGTACATCTGTGCTTCGTTAATGGCTTGGGATTGTATCTGCTCCTTTGCCGCTTTGATTTGCTTTTCAAGGCGTGTGAGGTGGCAGAACGCATCCAAAGCAGATGCGTTGCCTTCCTCAACATCAAACATCAATTTAACTACATCTGTCATGGCTTCAATATTATTACCTCTTTGAAGTTACCGAGATTAACCCACTCAACAAGTTTGGTTAACTTGTCCTGCGCCCAGTCAGGGATGTACTTATCGCTGCACTCAATGAATACTTTTGGGTAGTCATACAGGCATCGGCCCAAACCGAACTGCACCGCAGCCCTTTTCATTGCATCGGATATTCCACCCTTTTCAGGTTCGATATTTGTCTTTGATGCACCATCTTCACGGGTGATTGTTTGACCATCCAAATATACAGTCAGGCGGCAAATGAAGCCGTTGGTTATCTCCCGAAATTCGGATGTCCAATTTGTCGGCCCGAAGGCAGCGTCAAAGCGTTGCATTACACAGCGATTGTTGATGTAAGGCACGACAATCATTTTGCCTGTGCTAGTGACTGATTGCACCCGCCATTCGATTTCATTTGGCTGAATAGGTGCGGTTAGTGTTTCATTCATTGTCCTTGGAATATTAAAGTGTTAGTTTAGTTTTTGCCTTGTTTTTCTAAATTCTCCGTGTGGATTGTACCCAAAATGCGGATAAGCGTTGGCAGAATTTCAGCAGGAATGCTCACGCATTTGCGGCCATCTTTGCCGGGGTGAAACTCTTGAAAAACATAGACATTGTCGCTGTCATCTTCCCAGTCAATGCGGTAAGTGACATCATCGTGTTCGAATTTGGCAGAGTAGCTGCCTGTGTGTGTTACTTTTATTTTTGTTTCCATGATGCAAATATAGTATAAGTTTTTATATTTTCAAACTTTCTGCAATTTTTTTTATCAGGTCATCCGAAATCGGTTCAGCATTAAATCCTTTCTTCCGATATTTTTTGAGTGTCTTTTCAAGTTCGTCATCAGGCACTGGCTCAAAAGACATCATCTGGTCTTTCCAATACACAACCGTTTTATATCCACTTGTTTCAGTTGACATTCACAATATCAAAGGCGGTGTCAATAACCTGTTGCTCTTTTTTGCTCTTGTATTTGCTGGGATTATTGAGGGCCTTTATCACGGTGGCATAACTTGCCACACCTTTACAGGCATCAACAACCTGCATCTTCATCCCTTTACGGGCGTGGGTGAGAAAGTGTATTCGTTTTTCTTCGTGTGTCATTTCGTTGCGATTTTAAGTAAAATTAGGTAGCCGATAAGGTCGTTGAGTGTGTCCTCATCAGGTGCTTCCATCCCGGTTGTTTTGATGCGGCTCAACTTGTCATCAATGCGGACAAGCAACTGCTCGGTGGTGGATGCCTTGCTGAAAACTCGCACCGGATCCAGTGCGGAGTTTCCATACTTAGCATTTTTTTCAAGAAGCAAATCTCTAATGTGATGACAAGTGTAAATTATTTCGTCTTTCATTAGAACGGTAAATCGTTGCTATTTTGGTTGTACATTGAGTTCGCATACTCCTCTTTTGCTGCATCAGGAATACCGCTTTTGCTGGGTGTTACATTTTTGTAACTTACATTTTTAGCACCCCCCACATACGTTGCAGGTTTCTTCGCTTCCCGTTCTTCTTTGGTTTGCGACAGGGCAATGTAATGGGTTTCTCCGAACTTTCCTTCGGTCTTTCTTTCAGCACATACGAGCTTGATGTACTTCTTGCCGTTCTTTCCGGTAGTGATTGCCTCGCTGGGCAGGTCACTTAAACATATATCGAGTATTAACATGGTGCAAATATAGTTATTTAAATCTGTTCTGCAAAGTTTTCAAACTTGTTTTTCACGGTTTCAAGGTTACGGGCGAACCTTTTATCGTACAGCATCAGGTTATCCACCACCCTGCACGAATTTATTATCGTGGAATGATCACGGCCACCGCATAATTGCCCGATTTTTTGCAACGAAAGTGTGGTCTTATTGCGGCAAAGCCATTGAAATATTTGCCGCAGTTCCACTATATCCCGCTTCCGGGTTTCAATGGTGATAAATTCGGGCTGGTATTCAGCGAAAACCGATTTGATTGCAAGGTGTGCGGCCTTTATGTAGTGTTCGGACTTGTCCATTTGGTCAACTTTGAGCATCCTTTCGAGTTCCTGAATGCGTATCGACTGATGGTAGATGACCTCTTTGAGCCGTTCAATTTCGCTTCGTCTGAATGTTGTCCGGCTATTGTGCTGTGGTGCTTTTAATTTTATTCTCATGTTCTATTATTTTGAAAAGTTCGTATGCTATTTGTGGTACTATGGCATTTCCATATCCTTTGATGCTTTCGTTTCGCCACTTTGAAAAGGTAATTCGGTCCAGTTCGGTGGGAAGCCCATCATCTCCGCCACAAACCGGGGATTGAGTTGGGAAATTTTCCCATTGTTGTTTTGGATATCTGCTGCCATTTGTTTTAATGGATATTGAAGATTTACTCCTTTTGCTAAATGCCTCGCTTTTCTTTTTTGATATGTTTCTTGTTTCACTCCGGACTTGCAATCGTATGCACTCGGTGTCGGTAGCATTCCCATTGCCATTGCCCTGTTCAGCGTTACCGAGTGCATACTGCCTTCCTTCACTTGCGTTGACTTCATCGTTGCCGTTGCATTGGTTTGATCCATAACGGTTGGAGTAGGCAACAAACCAGCATCTATCCCGGCGGTGCGGTGCGTTTTTGGCCGCAGCTGGAATAATATACGGTTGAACTTCGTACCCTTCATTTTCCAAGTCAAGGCACACCTGCTCGAAAACCAATCCCCCATCAATATTGACGATACCAAAGACATTTTCTGCGATGACCCATGTGGGTTCAATCTCTTGTATTGCTCGTAGCATTTCGCCCCACAAGTAGCGTTCATCATCTGTTCCCTTTCGCTTTCCTGCGAGTGAGAATGGTTGGCAGGGAAATCCCCCTGTGAGAATATCAATTGTGTTTGCATATTTTTTGAAATCAGTTTTACAAATGTCAATGTGGCTGTCTGCTTCCGGCCAGTAGTATTCCAATACCTTTCGTGGAAATTCCATCCACTCGCAATGGAATACGTTTTCCCATCCCATCCATTCGGATGCAAGATCAAAACCCCCGATGCCTGAAAATAAACTGCCGTGTCTCATGGTGCAAATATAGTTATTTATATTAAACTAAAAAATGTATTCAACGGTTTTACCCATAAAATTGCATTGCAGCGTTCCTGTCATGCCATTTCTGCACTTGCTGATAATGAGTTCAGCATCTTCAAGTTCAGGTGGGTTGCCGCCATTCTTCTGGGCTTCGTAGTAATCAGGGCGGTATGGGAATAACACCGTGTCTGCATCCTGTTCTATTGCACCAGACTCACGAAGGTTTGCCAACTTCGGGCGGCTGTTTCCTTCCTCTGTTCCCCTGTTCAACTGCGACAATGGCATCACGGTGCATCCGCATTCTTTGGCTATCAGTTTGCATTGCCTACTGATGTTGGCAATTTCCTGCTCCCGGTTTTTACCGCCAGTGCTTTTGACCAACTGCATATAGTCAATGATTACCAGAGTTGGCTTCACTTTCATTGTCTTAATTCGTGTTTTGATTTGAGCAATGTCGAGCATCGTGCTATCTTCTATCTCAAATTTATAATCAATCAGCAGTAATTCACGTGCAATATTCTCCAATTCAAATTCATTCACATCAGCGTTGCGGACTTTCAGGTTGTCCACACGACCAAGGGATGAAAGTATGCGGTCTGCAAGTTGTTCTTTGCTCATCTCCATGCTGAACATTATCACTCTGCCACCCAGCTTTGCATGAGCAATCCCGATGCTGACTGCGAATGCTGTCTTACCCATTCCGGGCCGACCTGCCACCACAACATTTTCGCCGGGAACAAACCCCCCGATGTACTTGTCCAATCTGGTAAAGCCAGTTGGCAGTCCTATGGTTTTGATTTCCGATTTACTCCGCTTTTCCAAGTTGTCGAAGCGGTCACCAAGTAGAGTGATCAGGTCAACAGCTTGTCCGTTTTCGTTCAGTTGTATTTCGTCAATCATTTTCTGAGTGCTGGTAATGCCTTCCATAATATCCCCACCATCCTGCATGAATTTTACTTGATTTGCCATGCAGTCAATCATCGTTTTACGGATAAATTCCTGATGCAACATTGCCACCAATCGGGTAATGCTTTCACCTGTGTAGTAGTTGTTTAACCCTGCGATGTCCATTGCCATGTCACGGTGCTTCATTACCACAGCCACGTTGTCTATGTGTTCGTTGTTGATATACATTGCCTGAATGGTCAAACATAGGGTGCGGTATTTTGGCACGGTAAACCATTCGCTGCGTACCGTTGCGGTTAAATCCAGCTGCTTACCTTGCAACCACGTTCCGAGTATTTGTTGTTCAATCATGTTAAAAAGTTTTCTTTGGGTGTACGGTAAACTTCTGCCGTGATTTTCTTGATGTCAGCAGATAGCCAATTTTTTGCGGTAAGATATAGTGACCTTTTGTTTGCAATTCCTTTCCAGTTTTCTGCCCTGTCCAGAATGTCATCAATTTGGTCAATGGTATATCCATCAGCAATTAGCTTGTCAACTTCTGCCCGTGTGATTTCCAAATGCAAAATTTTACGATATACATTCTTTTCATTCTTTTCATTCTTATCTTTCTTTAATTCTTTAGTTGGTGTCATCTGCGTTTCATCTGCGTTTCGTTTGCGTTTCACTTCCGTTTCATCTGCGTTTCGCTCGTCTTGGTAACATTCATATTTACAGATAGTTAGCCGTGTCGAAACTGAAACGTTTTCAATTACAATCATGCCATCATTTTGAAGCAGTTGTAAAAACCTACGAACCTTGCTTTTATCTACCTTCCACCGTTTAGCCCAAGTGTCCAATGAATAAAGACTTTGACCACGTTTGCAGTCATACAAATTTCCTTTGATAAGTATCTTCTTATCTTCAAAGTTTGCATTCATAAGTAAATCTGTCCACCAATGAAAGTAATGGCTATTTTGATAAATCCAATGTTCCATCATTTTACGGTGTATCTTAATCCATCCATTACTCATCGTCAAGTTTTTTAATTCTTATTTCACATTCTGCCAAAAATTCTATGGCAGCAGATTTTTCAAGTTCAATGACAAAACTTTGGTTCTTATTTTTATCATAAAATATCAAAGCAAAAAACTTGTTATCACCTGAACGTGCTGGTGTAAGTTCTTTCAATGGGTCTGTTTTGTCAATAAATACGGTTCTTTTAGGCATGGTTATTTTGTTTAAGGGTTAATTTTTTACACTGGTTGTAATAGATGATTTGCAGGTCAAGTTTCATCCACAGGTACTCACATTGTAATAACGTGATGACCTTGTTTTCTCGCCTGTAATTTTCATACTCTTTGCGCAGTTCTAACTCTGCGATTTGCTCGTCACAATATGCGACTGGTAATGGTGTGGGTTTGTAAATATTCATAAAAAAAACACCCACACTTTCAAAGGTTAGACCCGGCCCAGAGATAGCCGACCTTTTACTTGCGTGGGTGTTAGTTATGTGATTGTTCATTGCTCTGTATTCTCGGCAGGGGGTCTAATCCTGTTATTCCGATATGCAATTATATAACAAAGATTTTAGATTTCCAAATTATTCGTTACAATATTGTTGATTTTCGTGGTAATCAATGTCGCTTTGCTCGTCACGTTCCCATTCAATCGTCTGGGTGATGTACCATTGCCATCCCTTTTCCCATTCTTTGAAGTCATCGGAGTTCAGTTCAAAAGGATTTTCTCCATTTGTTCCCCAGTAGTTGAATTGCTGACAGGCCTCATAGCCCATTTCAAAAGGTGTTTTTGTGTTTTCCATGCTGCAAATGTAATATAGTTTTCTATACTTGCAATAATTATTTTTATCAAAGTTATCCACAATATAAAAATATCGACCTTTTACGAATAAACTTTGTGCCATGAAAAATATCTATATCGTAACCGGCTATGATCATAGTCACCAAATGATTGTAAATTATGCCGTTTTTAAAACAGAACAGGATGCATACAAATTTACAGAAGAAGCTAATCAGGATATTTGTGATTATGAGTCTGTTTTAAGTAGAATTGAAGAACAATGCAATTATCAATTAGAATTATCCGTTTATAATGATTGGGTAAAAAACCATCCTTTTCAGCAAATCAAAAACGATGAACATTATTTAATCAACTATTTTGATTATCAGGAAATAGAATTGTCGTGAAAAAACACACCAAAGTCTACCTTGACCATTTCGGATATGACAAAACCGATTTCATCCCTTGCGAGGTGTGTGGCGCACAAGCTGTGGACATTCACCACATCGAAGCCCGGGGGATGGGTGGAAGCAAACACGCTGATGTGATTGAAAACCTGATGGCCCTATGCAGAAAAGACCATGCCCGGTATGGCGATAACAAGTCATTCAAAGATTGGCTAAAAAAAGTTCACGCACTTAAACTTGAACAGGCGCACAGAGATACTGATTGAACTTGCCAATTCCAAATGGCTGCCTGACTTCTGTAATAAAATTGGAAGCCATGTCGCTGCCGACCTACAACAACACCTTTTGCTAATCTGCTGTGAAATGGATGCCGACCGCCTTATACAACTGCACCAAAGCAATGGACTGGTTTACTACCTTGTCCGTGTGGGTTGCAATGCGGTAAACGGCAACAGATACACAAAGTTTTACCGGGATTTTATCCGGTCAATGGATCCGCTACCGGATGAATACGATGAGGAATCCGAGGACTACGATGAAACCCACCTGCGTAAAAAACAGGAAGCGGTGCAATCTGTAAACTTCAAAGAGGTGGCAAACCACTTTAACCGTTCCGAATGGTATGTGGTTAAACTATGGCAGCTATGGGAAGACAAACAAAGCATGGCATTGATGGCCCGGGAAACGAAAATCAATTACCGGGAGATCAGCCAAATAATCAACGCAATAAAAACCCAGATAAAAGAAAAATACAATGAATACGATGACTGACATTTTGGGAGTGGCCGCATTGTGCGTTCTGCTTTCCCGGTACTTCTTTCCCCCGATGATTTCATTTGTCTATGCGCTGGACAGCCGTTACCGCAAGACAATTAAACCATTTGAGTGCGGTTTCTGCCTATCGTGGTGGACAGGGCTGGTATGGTTTACCGTTGAATTTGGATTGTATGGTATAATTTATGGTGCATTATGTGCTATCTTTGGGGCCTTAATTGACCGATACCTATGACACTAATTGAAATCACATTGACTGGCATCGCTATGGGGGTTGTTTTACCCTGTGTTTGTTACTTTATAATGACTCGTATATGACACCTGAACAGCGCAGTCTTTGCCTTGACTTGAAACCACACATTGACCGAATAAATAAAACGGGAACGTATGCGCTTGAAGCTGGGTACTATGCCAAACTGAACGAGGTACACAGGCAGTTGTACGGCCAACCGTTCCCAGCGTGTCGCAGTTGTATGTTTGATGCACTGAAAAAACTATATAGGGAAGCACTCAATGGTTAGTATTATTCATGGCGGTAACGCAGGGGATTTGATTTATGCACTACCAGCAATGAGAGCAGCATCCCGGTTGCACAATGACAAAGTGCATCTGTATTTACAGGTAAATGTTCCTGCCCAGTATAGTTTCAATCATCCAATGGGCAAGGTGCAGATGAATAATCAAATGGCTGAAATGCTTTTGCCACTTTTGATGTCTACGGACTTTATAGGCAAATGCACAATCACGGATGAAGCAGTCAAAACCGATTATAATTTTAACCTATTCAGGAAGTTTCACAATTACACGGGCCACATCTCGCAGTGGTATTTTCATATCTATCCCGAACTGACTTGCAACCTTGCCGAGCCGATTGCTTTTGATGTTGCCACGATAGGCAGCAATAAAATGATCCTGAATAGGACAACCCGTTACCACAACCCTACATTTGATTATTCAATCCTGCGCAGGTATCAGGACAGAATTTCATTCGTGGGACTGCCCGATGAATACCGCATCATTTCGGCCAAGCTGCCCGACATTTCTCACATCGAAGTCAAAGACTTTGCGGAGTTGTGCGGCATCATCAAGGGCTGTGAGTTATTTGTCGGCAACCAGTCAATGGCCTATGCAATAGCAGAAGTAATGAAGCATCCACGTGTTGTTGAAATCTGCCCGACTGCTCACAACGTCATCCCGACAGGTGACAATGGGTTTGGTGCTTGGACAATAATGAACCTGACACAGATAATAAAACAGAAATATGGCTGAAACAGCAAAGGCACACCAACGCAGACTCGCATCCGGGTTTTATGACACCTACATCAAAGGACAAGGCATTGACATCGGGTGCGGTAGGATTGACACATTTGATGGCGTGGACACCATTTCATTGACCGATTGCATCCACCATGACAAAGATGACTGCGATGCAACCACGATGGAGATATACGCAGACAATACATTTGACTATGTCTATGCTTCCCACGTATTGGAACACTTGGATGAACCAATCACGGCCATTCAAAACTGGTATCGCATTTGCAAACCGGGTGGGCACATCATTATCAGTATTCCGCATCGTGATTTGTATGAACGTAAAAAGACACTACCCAGCCGTTGGAATTTAGATCACCGATATTTCTACTTGCCATACTCATGTGAGCCACCACATACTTTTTCAGTTGAAGGCATACTACTTGCAACAGGCATTCAGGAGTATTGGGATATTGAGATAATCGACACGGCAACAAACAAGGACAAACCCGAAGAACATAGCAACGGGGAATTTTCAATCGAAGTAATAATCAAAAAAAATGCAGTGGGTAAGGTTAAGCGAAATTCATCCAAACGCAAATAACCCTCGGACAATCAATGCGGATAAATTCGCTAAATTGAAGCGGTCGCTTATTGAATTTCCCGAAATGCTCACAGCCCGGCCATTGGTTTGCGTCACTTCCGATTTTGGGGGTTACACAATTTTGGGCGGTAACATGAGATATAAGGCACTTTGCGACATCGGGGCGGCAGAAGTTCCCATCATATTGGCCGATGAATGGACAGCCAAACAGCGTGACGAATTTCTAATCAAAGATAACGTATCATTCGGAGAGTGGAACTGGGATGAATTGGCAAACGAATGGGATGCAGAGGAGCTAATCTCATGGGGCATTGACCTACCCGAAATAAAAGAAGAACCCGAAGAAAAAGAAATGTGTCCAACTTGTGGAAAATAGTGAACAAATAGTGAAGATATGGCAAACGAACAAAACTTAACACCATTCAAAAAAGGCGAGGTTGCCAACCCCAACGGCAGACCAAAAAAGTATGTTACCCTTTTGAAAGAGCAGGGGTACAAACTTGCCGAAATAAACGACACCATTCAGGCGATGCTGTCAATGGACTTGGATGAACTCAAAGAAGTGTGGCAGAACCCCAAGGCAACGGTGCTTGAAAAGACCATTGCAAACGCTATGCGGAAGTCATTAGAAAAGGGCAGCTTGTATTCCATTGAAACTTTGCTTTCAAGGGTATACGGCAAACCAAAAGAAACGGCCGATGTAAACCAGACGGTATCAGGCGAAATAAAAATCACTCTCAATTTAGACCCACAATGAAATACACTACCCAGCGTAAGCGCAAAACAAGGCCGATGCACAAAAGAGATACAAAGCTACGCACCGCTTGTCTAAAAATACTGTCACCCGAAATCAGGCGGCTATTTGCAGAAATAAAGGAGATGATGAAATGAAAGTGTTAGCCCTTTGGGAAGGCATGGGGGGTGTGGAATACCACCGCCTATACACTCCGCTGAAACGATTGCAGATTGATTACCCTGATGACATCACGGTCAGCATATCCCAAAACTTTGAACGCAATGGAATACCGCATTTATCTAACTACGACCTTGTCATCTTCAACAGGTGGCTGGGAGAGAACCACTACGAGATACTCCACTACCTTGCAAAGAACAATATCAAATACATCGTGGACATTGATGACTATTGGGTATTGCCAAAACACCACCCGACCTATAAGTATTTCCGGGAGCATAAACTGAAACAGCAAATTATTGACGGGATCCGCTATGCCGATGGCGTGACCACGACCACAGATTATTTGGCCCAAAAGATAGCGAAGTACAACTGCAATGTGCAAGTTCTGCCGAATGCCCTTGACCTGACAGATGAGCAATGGTTAGCAACCCCACAGGAACGAGAATATTATACATTCGGCTGGGTGGGTGGACTTACCCACAGCAATGACATCATGATACTATCAGAAGCCATTGAACGTATATGCAATGAGCATGACAATGTCCGCTTTGTTTTGTGTGGCTGGATGGCAAATAACTACATTTGGGACAGCATCCTTTACAAGTTCAATGGAAACAACCCGGTACTGCGGCCCCAAGTGTTGGTCAGCCATGCCCAACAGCCAAACGAGTACGGCAATTTCTACCGCCTATTTGACTGCGCACTTGCACCATTGGAACAAAACGAATGGAACAGCTGCAAGAGTGAGCTGAAAATAATCGAAGCGGCTGCGTATGGATTGCCGGTTATTGCATCGGGAGTTGAACCATACCTGCAACACCTGAATAATGCCGGGGTGAAGTTCTGTTTGAACACACCAGATGAGTGGTATAAAGCCATGAAACAGGCAATGGAAAGCCAACCCGAAGCAAACA